CTTTATCTACTGTGTCAAGTCTTATTTACTAACCTTTCTTGAAAGTGCTGCGTGTTTTAGAATCTAATAATGACCATAACGCAGTTTTCTGCTCATTATCAAGTGATGCCCACAAATCTTTAGCAACATTCATATCGTTTACTGATACAAAGTGTGCAAATTCTTCTGCCATTTTATGTAGCAAATCAATTTCATCTTTGCTATATCCATCTAACGCACCAGCATTAGGCGTTACTGCTTCAGGCTTTTTTACAGGTTCATCCACAGGAATATCCTCACCAGCGTAAATATAAAGCCCTATACCATGTAATGCAATCGCTTTAGCTAGACATCTTTGCATAGCTGTATTTACTGACATAGCATCAGGATTCTCGATTGCTTTATTACTGTAGTTCAATACTGGCAATTGAGCTGTCATAGACTTGCCAAAAGCAGTTACTGTGCAAAATACCATCAATGTTTTACCGAACGTTTTAGGCTCGTCATAAGACCAGGTTGCAGCAGGGTCGTTCTGTAATAATGTATCAACAGCCCAAGCCCATGAGAGATACGATAAACCGTTTTTCTTTTCAATATGGTCATTTACGTTAATCTTTCGTAGTTCGTTAAATTTCATTTTTAACTCCAAGATATTTAATTCTTAATCCAAATATATATAATGGTTTTGTTATTCCCATTCTTTCACTAAACATAGCTTGATGATATTTAGCTATTTCTACTGACAATCCACGACCCCACACTCTAAACCAAAATCCATGGTCATAAGTTTGATATGCCAATAATCGTTTTATGACAATCATTCTCTATCCTCCATACGATCACGCAAGATAAGTTTAAGTGCCTCTTCATCCTCTAATGCTTGGATAAGTGGAAATACATCATTACCAAGCCATGTTACTTTGTTAATGCTAATCTCAATGTATTCTGATTCTAAGTCACCAAAATAAACTGGACTTGCTTCTAATTCATAATCAATAGTAAGCTCAATTCCATTTACTTGCAATACTGTAATCATTTATTTTCTCCTTCTAATCGTTTACCAGCTACAGCCCATTGTGAACCAATCTTAAATGCAAGCAATTTGCCACTTTCACATTGTCTGCGAATTTGTCTATCTGACATACCTACCTGCTCTGCGTACTCTCTAACTGATTTAAGAGACTCCATATATTCCTCTTGTCGTGCTACTGTTTCGTAAAATGCTTGATCCATATTTAATCCTAAAAACAAGTTTGTGTGCAATGTAAACCACCAGCAGCATCTCTCCAACAATTAGTTGTACAAGTGTAAGCATAAGCTGTAGTTGCAAATAGTAATGCTAATCCAATAATAAGCTTTTTCATAATTACTCCCATCCAAAAAGGTCAGCTAAAATTCCTGCGATTACAAACACGATACATACTGCTAAAGCGTACATCCCAAAGTAAATTAAAAAATCAATCATTTTCTTTCTCCTCATTTGTTTTAACTTGCGTTTCCTTGCGATTATCGTATGCGTCATTGTCATCTTTAAGTTCCTCTGTAGCTTCACGAAGTAATTTAATTATTTGTTGATAAGTATCCATTACAAATCCTTTTTAACATGTTTTTCCATTTGATCAACCATCAACTTACCTAATTCTTTTGCAGCAGCTATTAAATCAGGCGTAAAGTTGTAGTAATAAGCATCAGCTATTTTTTTATGCAATTCATTGGCTCTTTTCATGTCATTAGAGTAAGCATAATCAATAACATCATAATCATTTATATCTCTGATAAATTCTTCCATTGCTTCTTCTATCAATTCATCTTCATCTTTATCTTCTTCACATTCTCTTTCGTGTGGATTGTTATGATAGTATTCGTAGTAATCGCTCATTTGTTATCTCCAATTGCGTTGTTGATGTGTCCATTATAGTCCTACTTAGGACATTGTCAACAATTATTTTGTAACTGAAATGTAATAATTTGTAACAAACTGTAACAAAATGTAACAAATGTAAAATTGATTGCTATTTTGACTTATTTGTGTTAGCATTATGAATAGGCTAGGGTAAGCTGCCCGAAAAGATGAATCCCTATTCATCCTGCCTAACTTCAAAAAATAGGGGAAACTTTAGGGAGTTTTACATGAACAGAGGCTATGTACTAGTCTGGCGCAAAATACAAGATAGTGGGTTGATGCAAATGCCCAATACTCTTGCTATATTCTTGCATATCTTATTTTCCGCAACACATAAAGACATTAAAGTTGGTACGCCACATGGGGTAATTGAACTCAAGCGTGGTCAATATATTTCTGGGCGTAAAAAGCTTGCAGAAGAACTCGAGCAAACAGAGCGTGAAATCAGGACTTCTTTAAAAAGACTTGTAAACTTGCAAATTTTGACCATCAAAACGACCAGCAAATATAGTATCTATACTATTGAAAAATATAGTGTTTATCAAGATATAAACTTTAAAACGACCAAGAAAACGACCAACAAACGACCAACAGACGACCAACAGACGACCACTAAACAAACACATAATACACAAAATACACATAATCCTTTTGATGAGTTTTGGGATTTATATCCTAAAAAAACTGGAAAAGCTCCAGCTATGAAAGCGTGGGATAAAATGAATCCTGACATAGAAATTATTAAAAAGGCTTTATCGTGGCAAAAAGAAACTGAAGAATGGAAAAAGCAAAATGGTCAATTTGTTCCAATGGCTTCTACATATCTTAATCAAGAAAGATGGTTGGATGAAAAGCAGTCTAATTCAAACAATGACTGGATGAAGGGAATGAATTTATCATGATTGACAATCTTATCTCACGCTTACGCAAAGTAAAAAGAACTGGCAATGGTCAATTCATAGCATGTTGTCCTGCTCATGATGATAGAAGTCCTAGCTTATCTATTCGAGAAGTAGAGGATGGTAGAGTGTTGGTTAATTGCCTGGCTGGTTGCGCTACAGAGGATGTATTAAGTGCAGTTGGGTTAGATTTTAAAGATATATCGCCTGAAAAGCCTATATTCCATAAGGCTAAACCAATTAAACCAAGAGTTTATTCAACAGATGCCTTGCGTATTATTCAACAAGAGTCTAGGATTGTTATATTCGCAGCTTATGAATTAAGAAAAAATAGACCAATGAACGATGATGACCTGGCTAGGCTCGAATTAGCGATGGAACGTATCAATACTGCTGTGGAGATGGCTAATGTCTAATTTAGAGAAAAAAGTATTAGAGCTTGATAAGATAACTGAACAAAGAAAGTTTAACTCTGTACCAAAGATTGACTTCTTGCAGTATCTTCACCAGCGTGAAGCAGAGAATGACAATATTAAAAAGGTTTCAGACTTTAAAGATGACCTTATCGAGAAATTATCAGGAAAGGCTGCTCAAGGTTCTACTATGCCATGGGTGAAGACGCACGATCAGGTAAAGTTCCGCCCAGCTGAAGTAAGTATGTGGACAGGCTTTAATGGGCATAAAAAGTCTATGGTTTTAGGATATATAGCTTTAGACTTCATTCGCCAGCATGAGCCTGTATGTATTGCTTCTTTCGAAATGAAACCTGTGAGTACAATTAAGCGTATGCTATGTCAAGCAGCAGGTACGACACATCCTACCAATCTAGCTGTTGATAAATTCCTAGACTTCTGCAAAGATGACTTATGGCTTTATGATAAGCAAGGTACAGTAACTCCAGAGATTATGTATGGGGTTATCTATTACGCAGCAGAAAAGCTAGGTTGCAAGCACTTTATTATTGATTCTTTAATGCGTGTTGTCGCTGGTGAGGATGATTACAATGCTCAAAAAGATTTTGTTAGCAAATTATGTGACATTGCCTTGGAAACGAATATTCATATTCACTTTGTTCATCACAATCGCAAGGGAGATGAAACGAAACCAGCAGGTCGCTATGGTGCTAAAGGTTCTGGCAGTTTGTCTGATAATGTACATAATGCTTTTGAAGTGCATCAGCGTTATAAAAAAGATGATGAAGGCGAAACAGACCTACCAGATATGTTTATAATTTGTGATAAACAGCGTGAAGGTGAATGGGAAGGTGCAATAGGTTTATGGTTTGATGAAACAAGTTTGCAATTCCTTGGAACTAAAGATGGTCGAGTGCGTAACTGGTTAGGAGCATAATATGTTTAATTGGGAAAAAAATCGTCAAGAAAGATATGAAGAAAACTTTTCCAAAAGTGAATGGTGCAAAGCCTTTTGCTTATACGATGGCAGCAAAGGTGGTATTAGCTATCGAGTAACGCTTAAAGATGGCACAGAGATAAAGGCTGGTAACTGGGAAAAGACATACGACCAAGATGGAACATGGATTAAACCATACACCAAAACTCGTATAGAGAAAGACGTTACTGACAAAAAGATTAGGAATAAATACAAATGACTAAAGACGAAGCATTGAAGATGGCGATTGCTTTCATGGAAACGCTAACCATTGATACTGGAATAAAGACTTGGAATGAGAAGCATAGGAAAGAAGCAATCAACGCTTGCAAAGAAGCACTAGAACAACCAGCGCAAGAACCTGTGGCGTGGCGTGATGTAGTTGGTAATGTAACAAAGCACTATGAATATAACGAAAGCGGAAAAGGTGAGCCACTCTACACCCATCCTGCACAGCCATTGAGTTTTGAAACAATATTAGACCTAGAGCAAAAACATACAGATTTATTGGTTGGTGGTGGAAAGATATTTCACTTTGAGGAGTTTGCTCGTGCTATTGAGGCAAAACATGGAATTAAATAATGGCTGATAAATGTCCAACATGTGGTCAAATAAAGCGAAGAAGCTCTGAACAAAACAGACGCTTGCATAAGCTATTTAACTTGATGGCTGAGAAGTTAAAAGGAAAGGATGGGTTGCATCATCCTGCTGCATGGTGGAAGTGTCTTTCCAAAGACCAATGGTTAGGATATGACGAATTTAACCATCCAGATGGACGCACTATCTATGTTTTAAAAGCCACATCTGACTGCACCATTGAAGAACTAACTGAATTTATGAATGAAGTTGAAAGATATTGCGCCTTAAGAGGCGTGTATTTACAGGAATAATTATGATATGACAC